ACCCCGAAGTGAACCTTAACCGCCGCTCCGCGCCCCGGAGTTGAACCGGATCCACCGAGACTGAACCTCCCATGCCGAAGATGGTCGCCAGAGCTGAACTTGCCCGCCTCGCGGGCGTGTCGGCGGCGGCGATCACCAAGGCATGCAAGGGTCAGCTCCGTGACGCGTGCGAGGGGAAGCGGGTCGACCTCGAGCACGAGGCGGTGCGGCGGTACCTCGAGGGCAAGGGGGTCCGCGGCGACACGACTCCGGACGAGCCGGGCCCGGCCTCCGAGCAGGCGTCCGCGGTGTCCGGCGCGCGAGCGCAACGCTTCGTGACCTCGCTCGAGCACCTCGAGCAGTCCGACATCGACGGGATGGAGGACCTGACGCTCCGCGAGCTGACCGACAAGTTCGGCACCGTGACGGCGTTCAAGGATTGGCTCGATGCCAGGAAGAAGATCTCCGACATCCGCGAGAAGGACCTCAAGAATGCCGAGGTCGAGGGAACCCTCATCTCGCGCGAGCTCGTAGAGCATCACGTCTTCGGGGCGATCGAGAACGCGAACCGGCAGCTGCTCTCCGACAGCCCGAAGACGATCACCCGCCGCCTGTTCGCCATGGCTCGGAGCGGGGCCCCGCTCGAGGAAGCGGAACGGGTCGTCCGAGACATTGTCTCGTCCCAGCTCCGTCCGGTGAAGGCCACGGCAGCGCGAGTTCTGCGCAATGCGTGATGGAGCGCTTTCCGATCGCGAGTGGTTGGCGCAGCGATTTGATGCGCTCACGACCGAGCTCGACGTCACGTCTCCGAGCGAGTGGGCCGAGAAGAGGCGCTACCTTCCGCCCTCGGTGACCTCGCTTCCCGGGTTCTACCGGTTCGCGGTCGCTCCGTACATGCGCGAGATCGTGGACTGTCTCGGGGTCGACAGTCCGATCCGCGAGGTCTCGGTGATGAAGGGCGTCCAACTCGGACTCACCGTCGGCGTGCTCGAGAACGCCATCGGCTACTACATCGACCACGTCAAGACGGCGCCGATGATGCTGGTGACTGCCGACGCCGAGCTCGCGAAGCTCCGCATGGAGTCGTACATCACCCCGATGCTCCAGTACTCGGAGCTCGACCACCTCATCAAGTCGGCCGACGAGAAGAACACCAGAAAAACCGGAAAAACAGACAAGAAGCTGGAGTGGTCCGGAGGCGGATTCCTCGTCCCGTTCGGTGCCGTCAACGCGAATAAGCTCCGGTCGATCTCGATCCAGGTGATGCTGCGCGACGAGATCGACGGATGGCCGGACGTCGTCGGCAAGGACGGCGACCCGATCAAGCTCTCGGGCGACCGCACCGCGGCGTACGAGTCGAGCCGCAAGATCCTCGACATCTCGACCCCGCTCATCAAGGGCAGCTCGAAGGTGGCGGCCCGCTTCGCTCGCGGCGACCAGCGCTACTACTTCGTCTGCTGCCTCTCGTGCGGATACTCGCAGACCCTGCGATGGCGCCACACGGACCCGAGCACCGGCGTCATCTCGGGCATCACCTGGGAGACCGAAGGTGGTCGGCTGGTGCAGGACTCAGTCCGCTACCTCTGCCAGAACTGCGGACACGCGCACACGAACGACGACAAGACGCGCCTGCTCGATCCAGCGAACGGTGCCGAGTGGCGACCGACCGCGGAGCCCGCGCATCCGCACCATCGCAGCTACCACATCAACGCGCTCTACTCGCCCGTCGGCATGCAGACGTGGTCGGCGTGCGTGCACAAGTGGCTCGAGGCGTGGGACGACGAGCACGGCCGCCCGCGCGACCTCGGCCAGCTGCAGGTCTTCTACAACAACGTGCTCGGCGAGCCGTTCGAGCTACGAGGCGAGCGTATCCGCTTCGAGACGGTGTCGCAGCATCGGCGTGCGGCATACCGCTTCGGCCAGGTGCCGAACGCATTCGCGCTCGAGTACTGCGGCGGCCCCGTGCTGCTGCTCACGTGCACGGTCGACGTCCACAAGGACAACCTCGCGGTCGCCGTCTTCGGATGGTGTCGCGATCGCCGCGCGGTCCTGATCGACTACTGGCGATTCGAAGGCGACACCGAGCAGCTCGACGATGCCGGCACGTGGGGCCGCCTCCGCGACCTCATCGAGCAGCACATCTACGAGTCCGACGACGGGAAGAAGTATCGGATCCAGCTGACGCTGGTGGACTCGGGCTACCGAGCCGACGACGTGTACCGGTTCGCCGCCGAGTACGCTGCGGGCGTCTATCCGGTGAAGGGTCGCGAGGAGTCGCCCAAGTCGGCGCGCGTCGCCGAGTTCTCCGAGTTCGGCACGCCAACGGGCGTCACGGCCTACGGGATCTCGATCAACCTCTACAAGGATCGATGGTCGTCCGCGCTGCGTCGCAGCTGGGACGGCCAGGACATCCAGCCCGAGACCTTCTTCAACGCGCCGGTCGACGTCACCGATCGTCAGCTTCGCGAGCTCACGGTCGAGACCAAGCGCGAGAAGATCGAGAAGAGCACGGGTAAACGCCTCGGATTCGAGTGGCACCGTCCGAGCGGGGCAGCGAACGAGCTCTGGGACCTGCTCATCTACGCGAACGCCGCGCTCGACCTCATCGCGTGGGACCTGTGCGTGCGGCAGCTCGAGCTCGACGCAGTCGACTGGCTGCGCTTCTACAACCTCTGTTCCGAGCAGGGGTACTTCTTCACGGAGTAACCAATGTCCGCCATCGACAGCACCTGGCTCGACGAGCGCATCGCCGCGACCAAGACGCTGATCGTGGCGTACGAGAACGCCATCCTCGCGCTCTCGACCGGCGCGCAGAGCTATTCGCTCGACACCGGGCAGACGCGGCAGATGGTCACCAAGGCGCAGCTGCCGTCGATGCGCGAGGCGCTTTCCGCGCTCGAGAACCGGCTCGCCGTGCTCGACGCGCGCCGAAACGGCGGAAGCGGTGTCGTGGTCCGACCCGGCTGGTGATCCATGGGACGGAAGAAGAACCGAAATCGACCCGCCCACGCGGCGTCGGGAGTGCCGACCGTTCAGGTATCGGCGCTGCCGGCGGGCCCCGTGTTCGCGGGATACGACACCGGCGACAAGTTCGCCGGAGGGTTCGGCGCGACGTACCTCCTCACCGCCGACTACTGGACGCTCCGCGCCCGTAGCTCCCAGCTCTTCGAGACGAACCTCTACGCCCGTGGCCTCATCCGCCGCCTCGTCACGAACGAGATCAACACCGGCCTGCACCTCGAGGCGACCCCCGAGGAATCGCTGCTCGGATTCGCCGAGGACGAGCTCGCCGACTGGGCCGAGGACGTCGAGAACCGGTTCTCCCTCTGGGAGCGTGATCCGCGCCTGTGCGACGTGCGCGAGCGCCAGACATGGGGCGCTCTCCAGTGCGCGATCCGCGCCGAGTCGCTCATCTCCGGAGACACGCTCATCGTCCTGCACCAGGACGCCAAGACCTACCTTCCACGCGTGCAGATCATCAACGGCGGGCTCGTTCAGACGCCGATGGACTGGCGCGACTCGAACGACCGCCGCGTCGTTCACGGAGTCGAGCTCGATGCGTTCGATCGCCACGTAGCGTACTGGGTCGCCCAGCGGGACGGATCCTCGAAGCGCATCGCATCGGTCGGCGAGAAGAGCGGCCGCCGGCAGGCCTGGCTCGTCTACGGGACCGACAAGCGGCACGACGATGTGCGCGGCCCGCCGATCCTGTCCATCGTCCTGCAGTCGCTCCGCGAGATCGACCGATACCGGGACAGCACCCAGCGCAAGGCGGTCATCAACTCGATGGTCGCGATGTTCGTCCGCAAGGACGCGGAGAAGATGGGGTCCTCGCCCATCACTTCGGGCGGCGGCGCGCTCCGCAAGGGCACCGCGCTCGCCGTCGACCAGAGCGGGCGGGAGCGCACGTTCACCGCCGCGGAGATGATCCCCGGCGTCGTGATGCAGGAGCTGCAGGTCGGCGAGGAGCCGGTCGCGTTCCCGTCTCACGGCACCGACGAGAAGTTCGGCGACTTCGAGGAAGCGATCATCCAGGCCGTCGCGTGGGCGAACGAGATCCCTCCGGAGATCCTGCGCCTCTCGTTCTCGTCGAACTACTCGGCGAGCCAGGCCGCGATCAACGAGCTCAAGATGTACCTGAACCGCGCGCGCGCGACGTTCGGGAACGCGGTGTGCCAGCCGCTCTACGAGGAGTGGCTGCTCTCCGAGGTGATGGCTGGACGCATTCAGGCTGCGGGACTGCTCGGGGCCTGGCGCGACCGCAGCCAGTACGACGTGCTCGGGTCGTGGTTCGCGGCCGACTGGACCGGCCACATCAAGCCGGCGGTGGACCTCTCGAAGCTCGTGAAGGGCTACAGGGAGATGGTCGAAGAGGGCTTCATCACCCGCGACCGCGCATCCCGCGAGCTCACCGGGACGAAGTACTCGAAGAACGTCCAGAAGCTCCGCCGCGAGAACGATCAACTCGCCGAAGCGAAGCGGTCCCTGGCCGAGCTCGAGGCAGCCACGAAGCCGGAGCCGGCCCAAGCGGCTCCGCCGCCGAAGTCCGCGGACGACACGCTCGAGGACGGCGACCCGGATGAGCAGCGCGAAGACGAGGAGACCGACGCATGATGTACC